CGGCGTCAGGGCATTTGCCAGCTTTGCCGCCTCGCTGACGATCAGACCGCTTTGCTGTACCTCCCGGTACACATAGGCCCGCCCCTCAAAGTCCACAGCCACCCAAAGGCAGGCGAACATATCAAGGCCATAGTCGAACGCCCGGTATTTCTTCCACTCCTGGGGTACCCGCACAAAGGGCGCAATCACATGGGTCTCCCGCCGGAACTCCGGGAAGAACGTGCCTGCCATGGCGTTCCAATCGCCGTAGCGCCACGCCCGCCGCACATCCTCTGGTAGTAGGTCCAGCATTTGCTTGTACTCCGGGGATGCCTCCAAAAGCTGGGGGTTATCGTCCACCGTGGCGGGGATGAAGG